CCTGCGTGCTCTTGAGATCGGACCCGATCACCATGACCTGGTAGAAGCCGCGCGGCAACGGGCTGCGCTCCGGCGCCGGCGGCGCAACGTGGTTCTGGGCGTCGAATTGAAATGAAGGCACTGTCGGTTCCTCAGTTTGACGTGATTGCGTTGACGAACGCCTCCCACGCGAGCGGGATGCTCTCGGGGAGTGCATATCTGTTTTTCGCCATGTAGGCCGGCCGCTCGCTCGTGTAGAGCAGGCGCTCGCCGGTGCTGATGCCGCGGCTGACTTCCTTGTTGAAGCCCACCTCGGCCTTCTTGACGATCGTGCGGTAGTTGGCGAACAGCACCGCATCGCACCACTCGCGCACCAGGGCGCTCGAGCGGGCCTGCAGCTTCGGCTGGTACCGATCGTAGGGCTCGGTCTCTGGCGAGTCGAAGCGCTTGATCTCGCAGTGCGCGATCAGCACCACGGCCATGCCCTGGTTGTTGCGCAGCGAGTTGAGCCCGTCCAGCACCTTGCGCCACTCTTCGGCGGCTATCATCGATCCCTTCCCATACGCCAAATCCTTCGCCTCAAACTTTGCTTCGATGTCACGCCAGATCAGGGTTTCAAGCCAATCGAGCGAATCGATCACGACGGTTTGAAAACTGTGACCGGGTTCATGTAATGCCGCGATCGCATCCAGCACGTCGGCGGATTTCTGCGCGACCGGAAAGTGATCGACCTCGAGAGACCCGAGACCGTCCTCGGTCTGAATGAAGATCGGCGCGGGCGCGCCGGCGGCGAACGTCGACTTGCCGATACCCTCGACGCCATAGACTAGGACGCGCGGCGCCGACAGGGCGGTGTTCTTCTTGATCGACTTTAAGTCAAACGCCACTGGACACCTCCTCGACCACGATGTAGGTCTTCGCGGGCTTCACCGTGATCGCAGGCGCGATCTGGCGCCAAAGGTCCGGCCGATCGGTGCGGATCGCCTTGAGCAGCGACTCGTCCGCCTCGACCTTCGTCTTCACCGGCTTCTCAGGCCACGCGGCCGTGAGGGCCAGCAGCTTGTCGACGTCGGCCTTGTAGCTGAGCTTGCCGGTCGTCTTGAACTTCCAGCCGTTCGTCAGGATGGTCGACTGCGAGCCCTCTTCGAGGGCGGGCGCCAGCTTGAGCATGTCCTGCTCGATCTGCAGCCGGCGGGTGTTGGCTTCGTTTTCTGCACGCTTCGCGGCAAGCCAATCCGCGGCGAGTGTTTCGAGGTTCATTGGTTTGAGCTCCGTGGTGGGGGCGCGTTGGAAGATAGCAGCACGTTGAGAAGATCGCAACAGTTATGGCAAAGGGCCGGATCAGACCGGCCGAATCCACAGCACCGGGGCGGCAGCCTTGACCGCGACGTTGGCCGACACCGCCGCGCCGGTGAACGGCACCAGGTTGAATCGCTCGTCGTCATAGCCGCGCTTCAACGTGCCGACCAAATGGCCGTCGCTCTGGATCTCGATCACGCAAAGCCGATCGATCAGTGCCGTGACGCGTAAATCGAACGCTCCTGCGAAAATCACCCATCCGTCCATCTGCAGCTCGGGCGCGCGGATCTGGATCGCGAGTCCGTTCGCGGGCACGTCACGCGGGGCTGCAATTCGCCTAGGATTCTTTGATGTCAGCGGCGTCAGCACGCCGCGCGCGTCGACATATGCTTTGATCGGCAGATGCCGTGCGTCGTCGTCGATCTGAATGCCCGCCTGCGCAAGCACCTCGGTCACAGGGATCGTGAGCAGGCCGCTGATCCGGTTGGCCTCGTCGGCGGTCATCACGCGCTTGCCTCGCAACATCAGCGAGACAGCGCTCGGGTCGAGCTCGAGCAGCTTGGCGAGGCGCCGCATCGAAAGGTCGCGCTCCGCCAGGCGATCTTTGAACCACACAGTGTTGACACGTTGCTGTTTCATGTTTGCCTCGTTGCAATGTTGGCGGGGTGTTGACAATCCCGCAACATTAAAGCACCTTCGGCCGCGTCCCTGCAACTTAACAGAACACCAGAGCAGAAAATGAGCCAGCTATCCCCCGCGCGCGAAGTCGTTCAAAAACTGGGCGGAGTCCGCGCGACTGCGCGCATCGTGCAACTGAATCCGAGTGCAGTCTGTCGCTGGATGATGCCGGCATCGAAGCGCGGCACGGGCGGGCATGTCCCGCAACGTCATTGGGCGACCATCCTGGCGCACTGCAAAAAGGAACGCATCAAGCTCCAGCTGCGCGACTTCGTGATCATCAAGTAACCGGCGCGGGGGCGGGGATGGTGAATAACTCCGAATTTCTGTCGGCCGTTTACGGCCCACTCGGCGCCGGCCAACACGGCTGGATCGCAGCGTTTCGCGGCGACCCCAACGCGGTCACGCCGGACGCCTGGGCGGGACAGGCCTACCTCGGCACGCCGAACCAACAACTGATGATCGACCGGCGCGTCGAGGACAACACTTATTACTCGGTGGCGCGCCTCGCGCTCGGCGACGGGAAGCCACGTCGGAGCAAGAGCGCGTTCGATTCGCTCGCGGCGCTCGTGGCGGATGACGCCGATCCCGATGAGCTCAACGGCACGCCCTCGTTCGTCATCGAGACCTCGCCATCGAATCACCAGATCGGCGTGCTGCTCGATGCGGACGACCCGGCGACGCGTGATGTTGCGCTGATCGACGCGGTGATGCAGGCGATGGCGGACGCGCGTCTGATCCGCGCCGACAGCTCAGGCAACAACGCGGTGCGGTACTGCCGGCTGCCGGCCGGCACGAACGGCAAGAGCGGGCGCAACACGCCAGTGCAGCTCAAGGCTTGGCACCCCGGCAATCGATACACGCTCGAGGACGCCCTCGGCGTCTTCGGGCTTGACCTGGACGCGGTGCGCTCGAGGGTGTCAGCCCCGGCGCCACGCGCGACCGACACGCCGAGCGATGCGGAGAATGCGTCGCTCATTCACAGCATCCTGAGCGGCGAAAGTTACCACGACCCGCTGATCAAGCTCTCGGCCAAGCTCGTCGCCTCGGGCGCGTCGGGCGGCGCAGTCGTCAATCACCTGCGCGGACTGATGGAAGCTGCCCGCCCGAGCTCAGGCGCCGAGCTCGAGCGCTGGCAGGCGCGGTACGCGGAGATCCCGCGGATGGTGCAGGGGGCTGAGCGCTTCCGCCCCGAGCCGCTGGCGCCCGTAACGATCAACCTCGGGCCGAAGCCAGAGCGCGCCACGGCGGCGCTCGAGCCCGCTCCGATCGACTGGACCCAGCTGGCACAGACCGCCCCAGAACCGGCCACGTTCGCCCTGGCGGGGTGGATGCCGGCACGCACGACGACGTTGCTCAGCGCGAACGGCGGCGTCGGTAAGTCGAACCTGTCGCTGCAGCTCGCGGCCGCGGTCGCGCTGGGCCGCCCGTTCCTCGGCCTCGACACGCTGCCCGGCAAGGTACTGCTGCTCTCGGCCGAGGACGAGACACGCACGGTGCACTTCCGCCTGGGCAACATCTGCGCGGATCTCGGCGTCAGTCTCGCCGACCTCGAGGACAAGCTCGTCGCCTACGACCTCACGCAGGCCGACTGCGTGCTCTGGCGCGACGGGGCGCCCACCGCTCGGATGCAGTGGCTCTCCGACGTCGTTGACCAGCACCAGGCGCAGGTCGTCATCATCGACAACGCGTCGGACGTGTTCAGCTCGAACGAGAACGACCGCGCCGAGGTGCGCGGGTTCATGCGCGCGCTCAACGTGATCGCGCAGCACTCGGCCGCAGCGGTGCTGCTCCTTGCGCACGTCGACAAGGCGAGCGTGCGCATGGGCGCAGGGCAGGACACGAACAGCACGTTCTCGGGCTCGACCGCCTGGAACAACTCGGCCCGGTCGCGGTGGGCCATGACGCGTGACAGCGATCGGCTCGTCACGCTGCGCCACGAGAAGTGCAACCTCGGGCCGCTGCAGGAAGAGATCCGCCTCGAGTTTGACCAGGCGGCGAAAGTGTTCCGGCGTCAGGGCACGGTACCGGGCTCTCTTTCGCCCGGCATGTTGCGACATTCGCAGCGCGTAGCGATTCTAAAACTGCTGGCGTATTCGCTGCGCTCAGGGCAGCGGCTGTCGATGAGCTCGACCGCGAACAACAACGCGTACCGAGTTCTGTCTGGGAGCGCGGCGTTCCCGAAGGGGCTGCAGCGCGCGGAGTTCTTCAGCCTGCTGTTCGATATGCAGCGCGATGGGCTGCTGACTGAGGTCGACTACCAGGCGAATCGAAAGACCTACAAGTCGCTGGCACTCACGGCGTCGGGTGACGAAGCGACGCTGTGAGAATCGCCTCCCGCTCGGCTGATACAACGAGGGCGGCGAAGTGGCGCAGTTGGTTCGGGGCGAGGGGATAGTGGAAGTCGTCGGTCGGCGGCACTTTCATTGCTTCCAGCACCAACGCTTTGAGTTCGTCGTCGCTCACGGCTTCGGCTCCTCGGATCTGGCGATGGCTGCGGTGATCCGCGCTACCACAGGGGAATCTGCCCCAAGTTCGTGCCGATCTTTATGAGCGTGATGCAAATGTTGGCAATCAATGTCTGTTAAGCGCAACGCCGCCAGCAGTTCCGCGTTTACCGCGTGTAACCTTCGCAGTTCGGCGGCGGCTTCGTCAATGAGTTTGTCAAGTTCATGA